ATCTTGTTGACCTGGTCCATATTCACCTTTATTTGATACTGTATTTAAATTTCCACTAATATCAGGTGCTTGTTTGTAACCTCCGTCGTTACCCCACTTATTAAGTGGGTATTGTTTGTCCGCAAAAAAAGTTGTGTCAATAAGACCGTCGGGACTATCAATTACCGAAAAATCGGATTGAATTACTTCATAAGTTGTTGGAGGCGTAACTTTGGTAGGGGACTTAGCGTAAGGTACTAAATTCCTAGTTATAAGTTTTTTTCTAAACCCTTCTGAACTGATATAATCTAACGGACTACCCATTTATACTTTTCTTAATAAATAGGTTAATTGTAGTTTTTTATTAGACATTTATTTTGTTTCCAACTCTTTTGCCTTTTGATTATAGTACTCGTAAACCTTTCTTTTAAACTCATCTGATTCAAAATAAGTTTTAAATTGTTGTTCACTAACACCAGGAGGAGCATCTACTTTAATTGTAATTGTTCCACCAAAATCTACTTGAGATTTAATTTCTTTTGTTTGTGATATACTTTCAGAATAATTCCTTTGAGTAGTCCCTGAGCCCATAACCGAACTTCTTGATAATGGTTTTACTGTTGTTTGTGTTGTTGGTTTTGTTGTTGGTTTTAAATTATCTAATAAACCACTTCTAAAGAATTTTTCCACATCACTATTACCTTTAACATTTTCCGCTGTTTTTATTAGGACTTCTTGAATTCCTTTAAGAGCCTCTGGTCCCATACTTTCACCCTTTTTCAACAACGAATCCTCAATTGTTTTAATTTGGGTTAAAAACTTTTCAGAACTCATACCTCCTTCTGACTGAGCAGCTTTATACAATTTTTGTAATTCTTCAATCGCCTTGTCAGCACCTGCTCTAACCTCTCCCGTTTTAGGTAACGCCTTTTGTGATTGGTCGGCAAATTTTGTCATAATATTCCTTAACCCTTCAACATTTGTACTCACAACTCTAGACGATGCAGTTCCAAGATACCCCGCATCTTTAATTGCCTTCAAATCAGCTGCCATACTTTGAGTAGCACTTAGTTGACTTCTTTGTATATCTTCAACAGTTTTTGGTGCATTTTTTTGTTGTTCAATTAACTCATCAAACTCCTCTTGGTTAAGATTTTGTAATTCTTTTTTAGTGCCATCATTTAATGTAACTTCATATTTACCACCTTTACCCATTTTGGCAATATTCGCTAAATATTGTTTATCTTCTTCATTTTCAAATTTTAATCCCGCACCACTAACTTCAGATAATCTTTTATCCAAATCGGCAGCAGCTAATGCTGATTTACTTAACGAACCCGCTGCTAAACTAGCCTCTTCTTCCATTTGTCTTAAAGTTAAAACACCTTGAGGATTAATTTTAAAAGATTGTGTTTCTTCATCAAAATATGTAAATTCTTGACCTAATCTTGCCAAACTGTTTTGTAAACCTGTTGGGTCATTAATTGATTCATTCATTAACACAAACGGGTCAACTAAATTTCCAGCGGTTACACCTAATCTTTGAAATGCAGACGCCATATTAATCGCATTCTCAGGTGTTAACATCTTATCCGCAAAATTAAATGTTTGTGCCATATCAAACCTTAACATTGAAGCTTGAGCTGCCATTTTTGCTAATCCAGAGACACCACCTTCAAATTGATAACGATTCATTTTTTCCATGTTGTTTGAAACATCTTTCATTACTGATGATGCATTTAACCCAACACTTTGAATATATTCTATTGAAGATTCAATATTTGGCCCAATTTGAGATGTTTCATATCCAACATCTTTAAAATTATCAACCAATTTTTCTGTACTAATACCTAAAACTTTTGAAGATGCGTATAGTTTACTTACAATCTCCTCATTTTCAAGAACATTTCTGTTTGATGCTTTTGCAATATCGGATAACGTATTGGATACGTCATCTAAATTACCACCTAACTTTTCAACACCAGCAGCTGCGTCTGTAAACGCCAACTTCATTTCCTCAATTCTTGCCCTACCTAAAGCAAAATTTCGGTTTAGTTTATCACCGTGCGCAACCATTAAACCTATCGCCTCACTTAAGGTCTGAATAGGTGTAAAGATTTCTTTAACGGTTTTTCCAATATCTTCTAAACCTTTTTTATCGTCATCTAAATCTGCCATATAATTGAATTATAGTATGTATATAAATAGAAGAAGGACTAATTTTTTAGTCCTTCTTATTCTCTTCAATCCATTTATCAAGTAAATATTTTCTAACAAACACTGGCATTTGTTGAAAATCTTGGTATGTAACCTTCATTAAATTATTCAGATAGTAAAATTCATCTATCTGACTTTTCCTATAATCAGAAGAAAGGACGAAAAAAGTCCGCCCCGAACCCAACATTAACTGTTAGTTTTTCTCCTGACGGGGCTATTAACATTCTGGTCATATCCAATCTTGGTTCGTTTTCGTTCATAAATTTTCTAACATATTTAGAATCCGCAATTGGCATTGACTCAATAAATTTTGCAATTATTGCTTTATCAGTTGAACCATCAACTTCTACTATTTCTTTTTGCATTCTCCAAGTAATTTTTGGAACAACTCTACCTTGTGGGTACGTTTGAGCCATTCTTGAAATTTCCATAATTTCACCATAATTTAATGGACGAATTTTAATTGTTGACTGTGACTTGGGTAAATGTATTGTAAAAGTACCATCATCATTTGGTTGTTGACCTTTCGTAATATCTAACTCATCTAACATTACCGAAGCTTGGAATGGTTTTTTTGTTACAGGGTCAGTAAGTGTCATATTCATTTCAGGTCCAAATGCAGTATTTCTTAAAAATATTAAAATTGCCTCAACGTCTCCCTCTAGTAAATCTTCAACTCTTACATCAGGTTCATAAATTTTAGCCCTTAATAAGTTTATAGTTAAATCTTCCCCACCACCCATTAGAATATTTTCATCCGATGCGGTTAGGTAACCAACTTTAATTGATTTTTTTTTGTTTTTGTAGAAAATACCTTGTGAAGGTAATGGTACCACATCGTGTGGTAGTGTAAAATTTTGTTGACCGTAGTCGATTGTTTGATTATCCATATAAAAAAATTAACCGTAAAGTTTATTGCATTACGGTTAAATATAATTAGATTTAAAAACTTGTAAACAGTATTAGTATACTAACACACATCTATCCATTCTTAATGTCGCTGAAATTGTTGCCAATCCATCAGTATTATATGCCAATGAATCAAAGTTAACATCAGTTAAGAATGTTCCATAAAGAATCCATTTCTCAACCACAACTCCTGTTGGGTCTAACATTTCAAGGTCAATATCTTTTTTGTAACCCGCAGCATAACCCATACGACCTGTTACTGATTCAGCATGTAAACGAACCCACTCCATTAGAGCTTGGGCCGCTGACGGTCCAATAGGGTCACGGAATTTAACTGGAATTGTTTGCCAGTTAAATCTACCTGCAACATATGTTGAGGTGTTTAAGAATGGTATTTCAGTTGCAGCAATTGTGATGTGTGGTCTAGCCGTTGACTCAACAAACCATTCGTTTATACCTAAACTTGATGGAAACCTTAGGATAAAACGGTTCTGACGTTTTGGTTCGTAAGGTATCGGCATTTTCATTAATAAATCAGCCATGTTATTTTATTTTTTTTAAATTATTTTTTTGTTTATATCTATAAATATAGTCTTGTTAAAAAATTTTTCTCTTTACTTTTTTTTTGATGAGATTATTCTTTATTTATATTCCTTTTTAATGCCACCAGCAGTAGAATAAGTCTTAACTATATTATCTGGTTTATCTTTAAAATGTTTACTCATTACTTCTACATTTCTTATATCATCGTCTGAAAATCCTATACTAGGTTCCATTGGTATAAAGTTATTTGAAATGTCATTTTTAATAAATGCTCTCTTATTAAGTATACCAGCCATTCCTTTTATATAAGAAACAAAATCCTCCATTGCTTTAACTTTTAATTCTTCAGGGTTGGCAGCACTTCCTTCTCCAAAAGTAACTGGATGATATTTGTTAAGTTCTAAATATGATTTAATTAAATCGTCGTCACTCATTTCTTCTTCACCGACAAACGTTCTGTATTTTCTAAGGTTCTTAACTAGTTGGTCTTTATCTATACCATTATACCCACTAACAATATAATTGTAAACCGCTTGTTTTAAAGTTTCAGGATTGTGACCTCTTGCTGTGATAATTGAAAATATAGACCCATTATTAATTGCTTCTCTAAAGTCACCAAAAGCAGGACCTTCTTTAGCTCTCATTGCATCTATTATAAAATCTTTATCTCCCGCAGTTCTAAAATTTCTAAAAGGGTCTTCAGCAAAACCAACAATTGTTTCACCTTTATATTGAAAAGGTGTTTTACCTAACTCATGTCTGTATTCCGCAAAGTCATCAGTACTCATACCAATCTCATCTCCATCTTCAGTTTTAACTACTATCTTTGTTGGCATATGAACAATGTTATCATCCCAATCAAATGCATAATACTTCATATCTGGAGTACCCTCAACTTTAAAACCTTCTTTAATTTGTCTTTTCATATTTTGGCAATTAAAGGGGATACCGAAGTACCCCCATTAAGTTTATTAGATATTTTCAAACGAAGCTCCTGTTGGAGTAATAAAGAACTCAATATCTATGAATTCTAAAGCCTTCGTTGGTTTTAAGTAAATTTTACCTACAAGTCTGTTAGCATCTAAATCTTCAGGTGTTGAAGATACAGTTACACGGAAATCGTATAAACCTCTATCTCTTCTGATTGAATCTAAGATAGGGTTAACACTATCCAAGAATTGTTGTCTAACAACTTGGTCGTTTTGTTCAAACAATAATCTTACCGCTACCGCTGAAATCAACTTACGAGCTTGAAGTAACAATCTTCTTACATTCAATCTGTTAAGAGCTGTGTCAGCAACTTGTAAGGTTTTGTTACCCCAAATTACGGTTCCAACATCAGAGAAAGTTGCGATAGGGTTGATTCTACCTTGATACAATGTATCTCTGTCAGTTTGTGTAAGTTTTTGTCTAGCTTTGATTGAGTTTACAAGACCTCTTGTGTAACCCGCTGATGCGAACCAAGGGAATGAAATGTTATCAGTCAATGCTAAGTTTCTACAAACTTCACCTGTTGGTGGTAAGTAAATTTGAGTATTGTTAACTGTATCTCTTGTTAAAATCCAAGGATAGTAAGTTGCGGTATAGTTAGAGTCAATTCCTGTGTTATCCAAGTTATCAACCGCCTCTTGTGAGTAGATGATATCTAAACTATTAGTTGAATCTGGTGTATACATTTGATAATCAGGTGTTGTTGTGATATAAACCGAATCAGCTCTTGAGTATTGTATCATGTCTATTGCTTCTTCAACTAAGTTTGAATTATTAACATAATCAATCGCAGTTGTTGCAAACACGTTAATGTTTGTTGCTTCAGGGTTTGCAAATGTTAAAATACCAAGTAAGTAAGCATAATAGTCAGTATTTGCAAAATCTTGTGTATTGTTTTGAACAATAATTCTTTTGAATAAACCATCACCTGTTGCTGTTGGATATCTTGAAGATGCCGATGCTCCTGCTAAGTAACCTGACGCTCCTAATTGGAATCTATCTTGGTTAGTTCTCCACTCTCTGTAGATATCCCATCCGTCAAATCCACCCGCGAAACATACAGTGTATTTTCTTGAGTAAATGAAATAGTAAGGATTTTCTTGAGTTCCTGGGTCTTCTCTAAATTCCGCAACACCACATTCAAATGCTGTTTGTCCACTTGATAAAGAAGTATTTGCAATTGTAACAACAGTCGCCCCTGAGTCCATGTGGAAACCTTTACTTATTACATTCCAAGGTTGACCTTCAACTAAAGGATTTGAAATCCAATTTGATGGGGTTTGTTTACCTTTATATGTTAAGAATGATTCATCAATACCAAATTGAGTTGAGAAACCTAAATAAGTTCTTCTAACAATGTCTCCCGCAGATTCAACAGGTGCACCACCAGCATCACTACCAAACGGTGGGTTATAAATAACTTCACCAGGGAAATAATATTTTGTTTTGTATTTGATATATGGTGATGGGTAAGTTGTGTAGTCAGAATATTCTCTTTGAGTGTAACCATAGAATCCGCAAGGTAATGCATCAATTGGTGCTTCATCTGCCAACTCAACCATTATATACT